TATGGCGATTGGCCGGTGCGGGTGGGGCGATGAGGTCGGAGTATCTCCATAATCGGAATCGGCTGCCACGAGTGGCTTCCAAAATCCGTATTGTGCGGCTTTTTCAGAAGGAGCTCCCGATTGAGTACATCGCTGGCCTGCTTGGCTGTTTTCCGAATGTGATCGAGGATGTGATTCGGAAGGCAATGACGAGGGAGGCGAGGGCCAAGTGAAAGAGCGACCGATTCTCATGACTACTGAGAACGCGCAGAAGGTGCATGAGGGAACAAAGACGCAGACCAGAAGGATTGTCAAATACTCTCCTATATTGGGTGAGCCTGACTATTGGTGTTCCAAGATAAATGAGTCTGATTTTGTGCGGTTCGTGGGTGACTGTCGACGGTTTTGTCCCTACGGGCAAGTCGGAGATCGGCTATGGATCAGGGAGGCGTGCTGGATATTCGGGTCATGGCAAAAGAATGGCAAGACGAAAGCGGGACAACAGAAATGGAAGTTTGTCCAGTCTGGTAGACGAGAAGTGGTGTTCGACCGACAGGGGGGATTTTATCCGCTGAAACGAGGTGACGCCGGATTTGGGTTTGTTCGGCGTCCCTCCATCTTGATGCCACGGTGGGCCTGCCGGTCCGTGGTGGAGTTGACCGATGTACGGGTGGAGCGGTTGCAGGAGATTAGCCAGGACGATGCTATCGCAGAAGGATGCGGGAGTCACCACACAACACCAAGAGAAGAGTTTATAAAACTTTGGGAATCCATTAACGGCAAAGGATCGTGGGCGCTGAATCCGTGGGTGTGGGTGCTGACCTTCGCAAAGGTGTCCGCATGATCTGTTTTGCCCCCATGCTCGCGCTGTTGGCGGTGGTGACGGTGCAGCCGAATCGGCATCACATTACGGATGTGGATGGGGTGCAGGTCGAGGCGCAGTCGTGCGTGACCGGGCTTGGGGTCTACGCGACGGCGGCGAGTTCGGAGCTGTACACGGGCGGCATTCAGTATGGATATCCGGTGCGCGTGAGTGAGGCAGTGACGCTGATCGGCCAGGTGCATGTGGGCGCCAGCTATCCGAGCCGGTGGGTACCAGAGTTGCCCAATCAGGTGCAGTTCGATACGGGGGTGCGGCTGTTGGCGAAGCTGCATCGCGCGGTGTTCGAGCTGGCTTGGCAGCACGATAGTCACGGTGGACTCGGTCGGGATGTGGTGCGCAACGGGGTGCGGTACGGGAACAGTGGGTTGGATCTTCTCAAGGTAGGTGCTGGGTGGGAGTTTTGAACGTGGCCACGATATATCAAGTTTGTTCATGGTGCAAGGCGAAAAAGAGCATCGTTCAAGTGATTAACGGGGTGAAATATCGCACGTGTTTTCTCTGTTTTCGTGCGATTCGTATGGGTGCTGCAAAAAGGAAGAAGTTGTGATGATGCGCTGGGTGGATCGGCCTCGGCGGAATGTCGAACTTGAGGATGGACCGTCAGTCGTTTGGCTGATGTGGCGGCTGCTGATGTGTGTGTGGATCCTCGTGGCGGCCTATGGAGTGACGGTGTTGCTGTTCGCTGAGTCACCGGGAGGCGGGTGATGTACTACGTAGCACTCCTATTGATCTGGTTGAGTGGGGTGGTGTGCGGGGTGGTGTTGGCGATGGTGCTGCAGGAGTATTTCCGCCTGCAGCCTGGGTCGTTGCCGGAGGTGGATGCGCATGATCGGAGTACGTGGCCGGTGGAGCGTGGGCGATGACGCTGCCGGTGCGCCATGACGGTCGGCTGGATTATGCGGCGGTGGCGCGGGAGCTGCGGGCGCGGTTGCGTGGCTGTGGCTTGCTGGAGCTGCCGGAGGCGGAGCGGACGATGCGGGTGCATCAATACTACTATGGTCGGGTGGTGATGTGGCTGTTGATTGGGCTGTCGGTGCTCGTGGCGGCGAGGGTGGTGTGGTGATGCTGTGCTGGTGTGGTGAACCGATGAGGATGAGCCTCTGCGGTGTGCGAAGACGCCGCAAATCACCTGTGTGTGGTCCGCTCTGTGCGAAGCTCGGCGGGCCATACACGCATTACTAGAACGAATGGAGGAGGTGAACCATGACACAGAAAACGATGCTGATGGGTGCGGTGGCGGTGGTGATCTGCGGGTGGATGGCGGCGTGGTTGGTGTGGAATCGAGATGTTGAGGTGGTGGAGCCGGTGCCTCCGGCGCTGGCTGAGCAGCAGGCGATGCAGCAGCAGCTCAACTCGTTGCGCGGTGAGATGGAGGGGCTCAAGAAAGAAGTGGTGGATCTGCGGAAAATGGTGAAGATCTACAAGCGCCAGATGCTCGCGGCGAAGGGGATGGTGCTGAACGCGGACCAGGATATTCAGAAGATGGTAGAAACGGCGCTGCGAGAGGAGCCGGTGCGGCTGGTCGGTGACGATGCGGATTTGGTTCGGCGAGCGAGGTTGCTGGGGCTGACGACAGTGGCAGTCGAGTGAGACGCGATAAAAATGAAACTCTGCACGAGTTGGTTTCTCGCCTCGTGCCGTGCAGGGTAATGTATTGGAGTTCAGAAGCCCGGCTGCTTAGCCAGGCTGCAGCCGCTGGTATATGCACAATGCAGGTGGATGGGTATCCATGGTGGCGGTTCCGTAACATCAATAAAAGGATGGTGAAGCGATGATCCAGAAATCTGTTTCGGGATCATGTCTCTTTCTCGCGCTGGTGGCGGTTCCGGCATGGTCCGCCGCTGCGACGGTGTGTGTGGATCGGGAGGAGTTCGCGGGTCTGATTCAGCGTGTGGAGCAGGTGCATAAAGAGCTGGCGAATGTCAAGATCCAAGTCGCGCTCTATAAACAGGCGAATGATGTACGAAAAGATGAAATCAGGATTAAGGATGAATACGTATTGCTGCTGGAGCAGCGCATGGCGGTGGCGGATGAGCTGGAGGCGGCGCATGCCCAGCGCGAGCAGGCCTCTTCCGAGGCGATCGACCGGGCGCACTGGTGGAGGAATGTAGGCTGGGGTACGGCGGTGGCGGGAACGATCGGGGCGATTGTGTTCGGGGTGTTGAAGTGAGGGGAGGAGGTGTGGTGATGGGGATGTCCTGCGAGCTGATGGGAAAAGAATTGGCGCGGCAGATTCACGCGCTTTCGGCGCTGAAGGAAGAGCGCAAAGAAAGCGCGTGAATGGTTTCAAAATGCGAGAGCAGGGTATCCTGAAAGAAATTTATCGGTTGGCGCTGGATGTGCAGACGGGACAAAGCAGTCTCTACCCAGCCGTGGAGAAGGAGTAAGGGTGCTGGAGCTGGTGATGATGTTGGCTTGTGTGGTGGCGCTCATGGCGGCGCTGCGGGGGAGGTGAGGGTGTGAGTGCTAAAACGGTGCTGGTATATGTGGCTGGTCCCTATACGCATGGGGATGTGGCGCTGAATGTGCGCGCGGCGGTGTTGGCTGGCCTGCAGATTCAACAGGCTGGGCATTTGGCGTTTGTGCCGCATCTCTGCCATTTCGCGCATTATTTGGTGCCGATGGGCTATGAGGCGTGGATGTCGATTGATCTCAGGATGCTGCGGCGCTGTGATGTGCTGCTGCGGCTGCATGGCTATTCGCCGGGAGCGGATCGTGAGATGGGGCTAGCGAAAATTTTGGGGATGCCGATTTACGATACGGTCGAGGCCTGTCTGGCGGATATACCGCCACTGGCTAGTGGAGGTGTGGCATGAGTAATGAGGCGCAGGCCTGGGCGTGGAAAGTGCCCCTGAAGCCATGTCCGAAAGCGGTGCTGAACGCATTGGCGAATCGTGCGGATGAGGAGGGGTTTTGCTTCCCAGGGCTGGCTAATTTGGAGCTGCGTACGGGATGGTCACGGCGAGCGATTCAAAACGCGTTGCGAGAGTTGGAAAATTTGTCGCTTCTCACAACCTCAGCTCGGTATTCCTCGAATGGGCATCAGATCTCGAATATGTATCGCCTGTCCATGCTGCCTGTTGCGCAGGGTGCACCAGATGCACGGGGGGGTGCACCAGATGCACGGGGGGGTGCACCAGATGCACGGGGGGGTGCACCAGATGCGCCCTATTCTTCAAAGAATTCTTCAAAGGAACAAACATCGAATCAAGAAACCCCCCTAACCCCCCTTGAGGGGGGGCGTGTGGAGGTGATGGATGTTGGTGATGTGAGTTTTGAGCGGTTTTGGGAATGCTACCCGAGGAGGGTTGGAAGAAAAGCCGCGTGGGCATCTTGGAGGAAGGCCCGTGATAAACCGAGTATTGAACAGATCCTGCAGGCGGTGCAGGCGGCGAAGTGCACGAAGAAGTGGCGAGAGGGGTTTATCCCAAACCCGACAACGTGGTTGAATCAAGGCCGATGGGATGATCAACACGAAGAGGATGTGTCGAAGTTGAGTGTGGCGAAAGCTTGTGTTCCGGTTGCTCCGCGCCAGGCACAAGGCGAATCTTGTCCGCCGGAGGTGGCGGCGCGTTTATCTCGATTAATCGGTAGGACGTTCAGCTTTACGGCTGATCAGCGGGAGGGCGCGGCGTGATGGGTGAGGTTGATTCTTGCAGGACCTGTGGGTGGAGGACTGGGGTGAAGACCTGTCGCATGTTGCGCGGGACGGATAAGCACTGCCTGTGGCATCGCTACTGGATTCGCCTGGTCGATGTGGGTGTGCTGGGAAGGTCGCAACAGGATGAGTTTGTGGAGTGGTGGGAGCAGTTCCAGCCGTACGGGATTTACGGTGATCATCCCGGGCAGTGGTGGGCGTCGATTGATGCGCTGTGGCCGGCGCTGATCGGTGCGGCTGATGCGCCTGTGCTCACTCGCGAGATGGAGAGCGAGTTATTGTTACGGCGTGCGCAAGTGCGGCGCTATCGCCAAGGGCAGCCATGGACTGGCGATCCGTGGCCACGCCTGAGTGGTGAGCCGTTGCCGGAGTGGTTGGCTGAGCAGTGGCAAACGATGGTGGTGGCCTGATGCCGATGCTGCCGAAACGGCCATGTCCCGTGGCTGGTTGTCCGGTGCTGGGGCCGTGTCTCACGCATCGCAGGCCCGCGCGTCATCTTCCAGCTCGGCCTGTGCGGTTATATGATGATCGCCGGGGGAGCTCGACGGCTAGGGGGTATGATCGGCAATGGCGAAACAAAAGAGCCGAGTATCTCCAGCGCTATCCAATTTGCCGTTTGTGTATGCGCAGTCGAGCTGTACTCATCGACCACATCAATCCAAAGATCAATGGTGGAACAGATGATGAGTATAATCTGCAGGCGCTATGCACTCGATGCCATAATATCAAAACAGGCATTGAGAGGCGGAGATGATGGGGGGTAGGGGGGGTAAATCTCCACAGGTTTTCAGCGTAGACCGAGGGCTTTACCTCACGGTATGCCGCCGCAAAATTGGAAAAGTAAAAGATACCATCCGGCAGTAGGGGAGCGGCGATTGCGTTTTTCTGGCGATGCATGATGGTGAGTTATGAAGGGTCGGAAGCCGAAAGATCTCGCGATGAAATTATTGTCAGGCAATCCTGGAAAACGAACCTTCGGCGGTCACGCGTCGGAGAACGCTTTCACAGCCGGTCGGCTCACGAAGCCGCGCGGGCTGGACAAGTATGCCTCGCGAGAATGGGACAAGCTCGTGAAAACCCTCGCGCCGATTCTCTCGCCAGCGTCCGGCGGCATGGTCTTGATTGCGGCCTCTGCGTATAGCGAAATGATGCAGGCCGATGCGGTGCTTGCCACTGGCGGGCTGACGTACACCACGGAGAGCAAGAAGGGTCCGGCGATGACGCGCGAGCGGCCGGAGGTGGGAATTAGACAGCGGGCGCGCAGGGCCTACCATCAGGCGCTGGCCGAGCTGGGCGCGTCGCCCGTGGCGCACACGCGTGTGAAGAAGTTGCCAGAAAGTAATCAACCAGAGCTGCCTGGCATCAGCCGATTGTTGGGCTGATAGGCTGTAGCTATTGGTTTGTACACCGAGAGAATGGAGAGACTCGTGGCCATGTTGTCAAACCGTGACGGCAAGATTGAAGGCATCGCAATAGCCATCTTTTTTATTACTGTACTGCTCGCGCTGTATTCCGCGTCGGCATATCGATGTCATGCTCGATGGGCGCTGAGTGGATTTGAGTCACAATTCAAGCTCGTTGTAGGGTGTCTGGTGCGAACAGAAAATGGCTGGCTGCCTGACGATCGGATTCGTGAATACAGCCATGATCATTGACGTTGAGAAGTCGCCCGCTAAAACCACCTCGCTCCGCCGTGCGCGTGCCACGCCTGCTCCGCCGCTGTCGCCGATCGCGCAGACCGTGCGGCGGTACATCGATGGCGTGCTGGCCGGCACCGTCATCGCTGGGGAATTTACCCGCCTGGCCGTGCAGCGGCACGTCGACGATTTGCGGGACGGGCCAGGGCGCGGGTTGCGGTTCGATCCGGTCAAGGCCGAGGAGACTATCGAGTTCTTTTCCTACCTCAAACACAGCAAGGGCGAATGGGCCGGCCAGGAATTTCAGCTGCAGCCCTGGCAGATGTTCGGAGTGTGGGTGCTGTTTGGGTGGATGAACGCGACCGGCCATCGACGTTTTCGCACGGCCTACGAAGAGGTCGCGCGAAAAAATGGGAAGTCGACCAAGGCCGCCGGCATCGGGCTCAAGCTGGCCTTTGCCGACGGAGAGCTGGGAGCTGAGGTCTATAGCGCCGCGACGAAACACGATCAAGCCCTCATCGTCCACAGCGAAGCCGCTCGCATGGTGCGGGCGACGCCTGCACTCCGAGCGAAGATCGAGATCTACAAGAACAACTTGTCTCGACCAGACACGTATCAGAAGTATGAACCGCTGGGCGCCGACGAAGACACACTGGACGGCCTGAACGTACACGGCGCCATCGTCGACGAGCTGCACGCGCACAAAACACGCGGCGTGTTTGATCTGATGGAGACCGCCACCAGCGCCCGCCGCCAGCCGGTCCTCTTTGCCATCACCACCGCCGGCACCGATCAGTCGGCGGCCAGCGTCTGCTGGGAGCAGCACGTCTATGCCGAGCAGGTCCTTAAACGGATCATCGTCGACGACAGCTACTTCGCCTTTATCGCGTCGATGGACGAGGGGGACGATTGGCAGGACGAGCGCAACTGGTACAAGGCCAATCCGAACCTGGGCGTGAGTAAGAAGCTCGACTACATGCGCGACCAGGCCAGGAAGGCCAAGAACATGCCGGCGAAACTCAACAGCTTTCTCCGGCTCGACCTCAATAAGTGGACGCAACAATTCAGTCGCTGGATCGATATGCAACTGTGGGACGCCAACGCCGGGCCGCCGGTCGTGGATGCCGCGTTACAGGGGCGGCTCTGTTATGGCGGGCTGGATCTCTCTAGCGTGTCGGATCTCACGGCCTGGGTGCTCCTGTTTCCAGATCCCGTCATGCCTGACCGCGTGACGATTCTGCCGCGGCTCTGGTGCCCTGAGGCGCGCCTGCAGGACGAGGAGCGCAATCAATATCGGGACCAGTATCAGGCCTGGGCGCGCGACGGCTGGCTGATGACGACGCCCGGTAACGCCATCGACTACGAGACGATCAAGGCACAGATTCTGCTCGATGCCGCACGGTTTCAGCTGCAGGAAATCGCCGTCGACCGATTGTTCCAGGGCTACCAGCTCTCGATGCAACTGGCCGAGGAGGGCTGCACGGTGGCCGCCTGCGGCATGGGGTTCATGAGCATGGCGGGGCCGTGCAAAGAATTCGAGCGACGGCTGCTCGAAAAGCATCTTCGGCACGGGGGACATCCCGTCTTGAAGTGGATGGCGAACAATGTCGCCGTGCGCGAGGACCCAGCCGGCAACCTGAAGCCTGACAAAGCGAGCAGCCAAGGGAAGATCGACGGGATCGTCGGCATTTTGTTGGCGCTCGATCGCCTCATGCGGCACACGTCGATCGAATCGGTGTATGAGTCACGTGGGTTCCTGCTACTGGGAGGAGAGTCAGATGGGTAAACGTCTGGGGAAGAAACGGGGGCCGATGTACGACCCGAACCTGTTGCTGCAAAAAACGAAACTGCGGATTGACGAAGCCGCCGAGCTGCTGGATGTCGCGCCGCGCACCGTCGAGCGGTACATGAGCGATGGAAAGATCGCTTTTACGCTCACGCCCGGCGGGAGCCGCCGACCGCTCACGGATTCTGTGAGGAAATATCTCTGAGGCGAAGGACCTGCTGAGGAAGTCTCAGTGGTGCGCCCGCGCCGGGCGCGTGGCTTCATGCGGCATGGCCAAACGCGATTTTTATCCACCGACACATTTTCTCCGACAAACCACGACAAACCACGACAAACCCACCTAGGCTAGTTCGACTGATACTGCTATCACAGCAACATGAACTGGAAGTTTTGGAAGACGACTGAAACTCCCGACATCCTGGCGGCTTCGCCTGAAAACCAGAGCACCAATCTCAGTAACCCATCCTCGTGGCTCGCCGATCTGTTCGGCGGCCCGACCGACTCTGGCGTGTCGGTGACGAGTGAGTCGGCTATGCGGACCAGTGCCGTCTATTCCTGCGTTACGCTCATCGCCAAGACCATCGGGTCGCTCCCCCTGAAAGTCTACCGCCGGAAAGCCAACGGCGAAGCGATCGAAGTCCCTGACACGCTGCCCTACTACCTGCTCCACGACGAACCAAACCCGGCGATGACTTCCTGCGTGTGGCGCGAATATCTCACGGCCAGCATCTTGCTCGGCGGCAACGCCTACATCGCCATCGGGCGCAACCACGCCAATCAAGTGATCGACCTCTTTCCGATTCCCTCCGGGGCCGTCTCCGTCGAGCGGGTGAACGGAGAGAACCGCTACACCGTGCGCGTGGGCGGTTCCAGCACGGAGATCATTCACCAATCCGACATGCTCCATATTCCCGGCCTCGGCTTTGACGGTGTGCAAGGACTGTCCGTCATCACCTACGCGGCGCGCCAAGCGGTCGGGCTCTCATTAGCCACCGAGCAGCACGGCGCAAAGCTGTTTTACAACGGCGCCCGGCTTGGCGTCGTCTTGAAACATCCCAAGAGTCTCAGCAAAGACGCGCAAACCCGCCTCAGGCATCAATTCCAACAGCAACAGGGCGGCCTCTCGAACGCATTTAAAACGATGGTGCTCGAAGAGGGCATCGATGTCACTAACATCAGCATGACCAGCGAGGACGCGCAATTTTTGGAAACCAGACGGTTCCAGGTCGAAGATGTCGCGCGGTTTTTCGGCGTGCCGCCGCACATGATCGGTCATACCGACAAACAAACCAGCTGGGGTACCGGCGTCGAGCAGACCACGCTCGGCTTTCTGATTTTTACCATCATTCCCTGGCTCACCAGATTTGAACAGGAATTCAATCGCAAGCTGTTTCCGCGCTCGCCGTTCTATGCCCAATTCAAGCATCAAGGATTGATGCGCGGCGATTCCACCGCCCGCTCCGCCTACTACGCCAGCGGCCATCAAAACGGCTGGCTGACCACCAACGAAATCAGAAAGGCCGAAGACCTGCCGTCCGTGGCCGGCGGCGATCAGTTGTTCATCCAAACGAATCTGGCGCCCATCACGCGGATCGGGGTGGCCGATCCTGCGATGCAGCCTGGTAAGACGAAAAATGAACTCGATGACATCGAGGCGATGGATCGCCAGTGGGACGCGATCGCGCCGAAACTCACATGGAGCGACCGATGCTGAACATCTTGAGGAGCCGTGCCGTGCAAGACCACGCCCGATCCTGGTTTTCCATTCAGGCGAAGGCCGAGGCCGGCACGGCCGACATCTTTATCTATGACTATATCGGCTTGGGCGGCGTGACTGCAGCGGAGTTTACGAAGGAGCTGAAGGCCCTCTCTGCCAAGACAATCACGGTCCACATCAATACGCCCGGCGGCGACGTGTTCGACGGGCTGGCCATCTACAACAGCCTGAAAGATCACGGTGCGAGGATCCATGTGAAAATCGACGGCATTGCGGCCAGCATCGGCAGCATCATCGCCATGGCCGGGCACAGTATCACTATGGGCGAATCGTCGTTCATGATGATTCATAACCCCTGGGCACTGGTCATTGGGAACGCCAAAGACATGCGCGACATGGCCCTGACCCTGGACAAGATCGGGGGCAGTCTGGCCGGCGTCTATGCCTCACGCGCGAAGGTCTCCAAAGACCAAGCTCAACGCTGGATGGACGGAGAAATGTGGTTCACCGCCGAGGAGGCCAGGGCGGTTGGTTTAGCTGATGATGTGCAAGGGGCTGAGTCGAGCGCCACCGCGCCACAAGCTCGTTTCGACCTCTCCGGATACGCACACATTCCAGACGCACTGAAAGCGGCCCTTCCTGAGCCTAGGCCTCAGACCGATGCGGACAGCCTGCAGCGGATGGCCCTGATGCGCAAACGCCTCGCGCTCATCGAGCGCGGCGAGTCGTCACGAGAACAACCAAGGAGGGCAGCATGTCGTTAGAGAAAATCAAAGCATTACGGGAACAACGGGCCAAACTCGTTTCCGATGCGCAGGCCATCGTCAAGCAAGACGTGATGGCGCCGGAGGACGAGAAGAAGTTCGATGCCATCATGGCCGATGCTGATGCGATCAAGGCCACGCTCGACCGTCTGGAGCGGCTCACGTCGATGGAGCACGAGCTGAGCCAACGCATTGAACAGCGCTCCGGACGCGAGCAGCTGTCACCCGACCAAGTCGCGGACCAGGAACGGCGTGACGTGGTGGTGTTCGACCGCTGGCTGCGCGGCGGGATGGAAGCGCTCAACATGGACGAGCGCACCGTCATGCAACGACGACAAGCGCCCTTGATCCAAGCGGCCCAGTCGGTCGGCACCACCACAGCGGGCGGGTTCTTGGTGCCGCAGTCCTTCAGCGATCGGCTCGAAATCGCCCTCAAATTCTTCGGCGGGATGTTGCAGGAGTCCGAGATCATCGAGACCGGCGACGGGGCGGACATGCCCTGGCCGACCGTGAACGATACGACGCAGGTGGGCGCGATCTTGGCGGAAAACTCCACCATTCCAGCGCAGGATGTGACATTCGCCAGTGTGACATTGAAGGCCTACATGTACACCTCGAAGCTGATCGCCGTGAGCTATCAGCTCATGCAGGACAGTTTCACCAACGTCGAAAACCTCGTCGCCGACCTTGCAGGCCAGCGATTAGGCCGCATTCTCAATCAGCACTTCACCGTCGGCACCGGGCCGGCTCAGCCGAACGGCGTTGTGACGGCGGCGACGCTCGGCAAGACTGGGATCGCGGGACAAACCACCTCAGTCATCTATGACGATTTGGTGGACCTCATCTACAGCGTCGATAAGGCCTATCGCGCGGGCTCGCGGTTCATGATGGCCGATTCGAGCATTAAGATCGTCATGAAGTTGAAAGACAGCCAATTACGGCCGCTCTGGCAGCCGTCCGTGCAGGCGGGACAACCGGACCTGC